TGCTCTTCCGATCTAGGAGACGAGCGTGTTCGCCGAGAACGACCAGGGGATGTTCAGGGTAGTCATGGAGTCACCTCAGATTCCTTGGAGTCACCTTGTGGACGATGGCGTTCAGCGACCAGTGGACGCCGTCGCCTTCCTCGAAGAACGAGCCAGAGAGCACCAACCGCACCGCTCGGGCGTTCCCGATCGATGCGCCCTTGATGATGAGGGAGCCCGCCGTTCGGGCGCCCCAGTTCTTCTCGTTCCAGTTGCCGACGTTCCAGACGAGGCTGTTGGCAACAGCCGCGGTCTGGATGAGCGAGTGGCCTCGCTTCGCGTTCGCTTCGTCGTAGTCGGTGTAGACCAGCACCTTGACGAGCGAGTCGGCATCCTGGTCGCCCAAGATGTAGTCGGGCGCACGCCAGTTGGCCTTCTGGCCGATGGCGGCAGCCTCGTACCACTTGGTCGAGATCCCGTTCGAGAAGGGGCCTGGGCCGAGCCCGTCCCCGATGTCGTCCTTCGCGTCGTTGCGGGCGTTCATCTGCAGCATCCAGCCAGAGCCGATGCGGCATAGCGGGATCTTCGTCCCGTCTGACGCGATGTAGTGGACGACGTGGCGGGGTCCGTACCCGCCTCTCGTGAAGATCTGTGTCCACGCCCCATACTTGCCGACAGTCTCGTCGAACACGAAGGAGGCGTAGACAAGGGAGGCGACACCCGTTCGGAGGAACGGCAGACCGACGAACACTTGACGGTCGAGCACGTTCAGCGTCGCGCGGTCGAGCGCGGCGCCAGTGATCCACCCGTTGTCGATGGCGGGTCGCAACTTCTCGAAGTGGTCGTTGAACTTCTTGCCGTCCCACGACCAGACGCCGAGCGCCAGGTCGTAGAAGTAGACGCGGCCCTCGTTCGCCCCGACGAAGTTGACGTGGAGCACACCCATCGTCTGCGTCAGGTTCACCTTGTTGAACTGGTCGGGGTCGTACCCGTAGATCGCCCAGATCTGCTTCTCCTTGAAGATGATGAGGGTGTCCTTGAAGGAGATGAGGCCCGTGATCTTGCCACCGCCCTCGGGGAGGTCGATGTAGTCGTCCTGGTGCCAGGACTCGGGCTGGTTGAAGTGGCTGTAGCGGATCCGCAGCGGGAAGTCGGTGCCGTCCTCGTTCGTGTAGCCGACCCACATGCGGTCGGCGTGCCGCTCGATGAACTCAGCCTTCGGCTGGTGGGTGCCAGTCGGCGTGTCGTAGTTGTTCTGCCACGCGCCCGTCGCTGACGCCGTCAGCGCGGTGCGGGTCGTGCCGTCCCACTTGCAGCCGACCTGGCCCTTGCCGTTCGCGCAGTAGACGCGGTTGATCCACGTCTGGAAGTCCGCCTCGTGAGGCGTGGCGCCAGTGGTCTGGCCGATCGAGGCCCAGGCGCCGCCTGTGCCGTACTGGATCGTGTGGTCCGACTGGCGGGACTCCAGCATTTGGCGGACGCCCGTGGACGACTGGAAGAAGTAGGAGTTGCCAGCGTAGTTGGCGCCCCAAGGGCCCGAGCCCCACGGCGCCATGCCCTTGCGAACCGTCGCAGAGCCGTCGCGCAAGAGCATCATGTTGTAGATCTCTGGCGTCTCGTTGTCCTTCAGCTTGAACTGGTCAGCGTCCAGGTTCCAGCCGCCATCGAACGAGGTGATCTCGATTGCGTGGATCGGGCGCGGCATCAGTGACCCAAACCGCGGCCCAGCGACTGCAGCCACCAGTTGATGGAGGGGTTCACCCAACCCTTGTTGAGGATCAGCGGGTAGTCCTGGTCGATCCGCATGATCGAGTCGTGGGCCAGGGCGACGCCGTCCTTGAAGGACTGCTCGTACGCCTGCGCCATGACGGGGTCTTCCTGCTGCTTGAAGTAGCGGGACAGGGCCCAATCGGCGATCGGCACGTGGAGTCTGTCATCGCAGTCGGGCGGCGTGCCCGACCCGAGCAGGATCCAGTTCGACGGGATCCTGTAGCCGAGGATGGTGTACTGGTACAGCGCATTCGGCTTCGGCCACAGATGGATCTGTGCGCCTCGCTTCGAGTAGAAGATCGGCTGCCCTGGGGCGTCGAGCACCCCGACGTAGCGGCCTACCGCTTCGTCGTGGTTGACCAGCTGCAGGGGCCACCCGTTGCCGAGCACCCCGTTGTCGATCACGGCGGAGACAGACCGCAGCGACGTGACGGCAGGGATCGCCGAGACGTTGTAGGAGCGCTGCCCCACCACCGCAATCAGCGACGTGGTGATCTCATAGAAGGGCCAGCGATCCTCCATGCTGATCGCGCGGTTGAAGCCGTCGAGCAGCCAGAGGTTCAGCAGCGGGTCCGCCAAGTCGGTCGCCGTGACGTCGACCGTCGTGCGGACGTACGCTTGCAGTTCAGCCAGCGTGGACATCGTTGCCCGCCTCGTGGCTGCGCTTGTGGCCCGCGCAGAACAGCGAGTTCGTCACTCGCCGAGCGCCGCAGGTGTTCTCCTTCGCCGAGCAGAAGCCCTTGCGAGGGTCGATGTACTCGACGGTCGAGAAGGCAGGCTGGGCCTGCCCGTGGACGTTCTGCGAGTCAGCCGCCTGCAGGGCGACCCGCTCCCCGTTGAGGGCGTAGGCGGGAACGCCTGCACCCGTCGGGTTCATGGTCTGGTTCTGAGCGCTCATCGTCTTTCAGTCCTCCCTGGTACGAAAGAGGGGGCCGAGCGGCAGCCCGACCCCCTCATCCTGTTTCACGGTGAAACGACTGCTCAGTCGCCCCCGAAGATCACGTCCGCCGTGACGGCCGTGAGGTTGGTGGCGTTGGCGACCTCGGTCGGGGTGCCCGAACCGACGTGCCACTGGATGAGCGGGACGGTCGCGGTGCCCGACAGCGACGGCCGAGCGGCCATCGTGCTGGGGACCACTGCGATCCCACCGACCTTGCCCTTGAGGCAGAGGAACATCTCGGTCACGTTCTTGAGGCCGAGCGTCAGGGGCGGGATCGTGTCCCCGCCCGTGGCGTAGGTGCCAGTCGGAGTGAGGGTGCAGCGGACGTACCGCTTGCCCTGCTCCAGCCCGAGGCCCCCGAGTTCCTGCTTCCTGGTGATTGCGACTGCGCCCATGATGGCTCCATTCCTGGGCGGGGGGCTTCCTCCCCCCGCCCTGATCGTGTGGACTTGCTCAGGCGGTCTTCGCCGTCAACTTGCCCTGGCGCTTGCGGTTCGAGCAGACCAGGTTGCCGTACGAGAGCAGGAGCGCGTACCGAGCGTCCATGTTCTCGGGCCGCACGAAGGGGGTCCGCTCCATCCACTTGTCACGGTGCTGCACCAGCTTGAGGTACTTGCTGTTCAGGAAGTACCACACGCCAGCGGTGGTGTAGACGTCCCACATCGTGACGCTGCCCTTGTAGAGCAGGTTCTGGAAGCCAGCCTGGGCCGTCTTCGGGTCGGTGAACCGCTGGTTCGGCTGGAGCAGGCCCTCGTAGCGCTCGTAGAGCGTCTGCGTGGTCAGCGCGAGGTCGGGCTGGTCGTTGCCGACCGACACCGAGTTGAACGCCGTGCTCAGTTGCGCCAGGGTCAGGGAGCCCGCGGTGGCCTCCTTGTACGACCTCCACCACGTGAACGCGGTGGCGTCGATGTTGCCGACGGTGGTGATCGAGTCGGTGTGATCGCCGACGATGGCGACCAGGCCGAGCCAGTCCTTGTTGGAGTTGCCCGTTCCGTCCGACGTCAGGAACATCTGGTCGAACTTCTCCTTGAGCGTCTCCTCGGTCTGCATGATCTTCGACTCCAGAAGATCGATGAGTTCGGCCTCACCGTTGTTCTGGGCCTCTTCCAGACCGTTGATCGCGATGCTCGCGGCGTACTGGCGCCACGGGTACTCCGCAGCGGTGATGCCGTCCTGCGCCGTCAGCGAGATGGTGTCGTAGCCGCTGTACGAGGCAGCGGTCGTGTTCATCCCGTAGATCAGCTGCTCGACGATCTTCACGCCGCCGCTCTTCTTCACCATGCGGCCAGCCTGCATCAGCCAGTACTGGAACGGCCGCGCAGAGAAGATGTTGTCGGTGAGCTTGTTGTCGTAGTTGGCGAGGGTGGTCGCCAACAGGGCGTCGAAGTTGGGGTTGCCAGCCATTGGGGCTCCTTGGGCTTAGAGGCTCAAGAGATGCCGTGCTCGCGCTTCGCCATCTCCCACGCCTCACGAATCGATGAGGCTTGGTGGGAGCCACTGCCGACAGAACCAGCGGGTGCGCCCCCGCCTTGCTCGACCGCGCCGTTCAGGTTCCTCTTCGCTGCAGTCGCAGCGTCTTCACGCTGCTTCTGCTGCTCTGCGTACTGCCTCTGCGCTGCCCGCTCGACCAGAACCTTCTG